ACCGCTAATGGGTCAAATACGAAAATAAGTAAAAGGATAAACCAGTTGATGATTTTATCCATCGGATAGCCAGTTAATTGAGCTAAATACTTCAATGGACCTATTTCACTAGTTGAATTTCCTTTGGCTTTAGCATCAATAGCTTTATTAGCGTAAATATTTACTGAATCTGATAATACCGAATTTTTTGCGTTAAGTACATCAATTTCAGTATTTAAGACTTGAACTTCTTTTGAAGCAGCATCAATATCAGCTCTAGCTCTACCTTTATCGTTTGATTTAGTGGCAGCATCAATTCTACCCTCTTGTCTATCTCTAAGATTTGATAATTGTGAAACTCTATTGGTTTTGGTTATAATTACTTTTTGATTATCTGCAATACCTTTTTCAAATAAGGCTTTTTTATTAGTTAAAACAGATAAAGCAGCATCACTTACCTCAAGGTTTGATGCCGTTTTTTGATAAGCATTTGATAAGAAGCCATATATACCTGCTGAGGTTATACAAACCAAGATTGTAACGCCAACAATCAAATAAGTTCTAAGTGCGCCAGTAATACGGTCCCAGTATTTTTCTAACATAGATACGGCGATGACTTTACTAAATTCAAGGCTACCTGCCATTATCACAACGGCTAAGCTTGCACCAGCAAATAGTTGGCTTAAACCGAATACTGAATAGTATGCAGCACAACCAGCCACACTTGTGGCTGCTAGTATTACCAAATAACTAAATTTAAACTTCATTATTACTCGTTAATTAAATTATATAAATTGTGTGCATTATGTCTTAATTTCCTAAGAGCTTTTTCTAATACGTCTAAAATATTATCATCATATTTCACCCTAATTAGTGAGATGTTGTTCATCATACAGTATTTGTTTTTAATATTATCTTTTTTTTGTCTATCAAATAATTTTATATCACCACCAAATGCTTTTTTAGATTTAAAATGTAATTCACCATCAAATTCTATACAAATATTAAATTCTGGTAAATAAAAGTCAAAAGGTAAAGGTAAAATATCTCTACACTCATTAAATCTTTTTTGTCTAATAAAATTATAACCTCTTTCAACTAAAAAATTATTAATCTTTTGTTCACCCTTAGATTCTCTACAGATTGGACATCCAGAACCACTTAAGTGTGCATTAGGAGTTTGTTTAAATACCCCATGACTTTTACATAGAATCTTAACAGCCGTATTATTATTTTTATACTCAACAAAAGAGTAGTCATATTTACCTAAATGTTTTAATTTTGATTTATTAATAAACGTTTCATTAGTTAATTTTTTAACATTTTTACATTCTGGGCAACTAGAACCAGTTAAATGATGTTTAGGTAATTGTTTAAATATTCCGTGTTCTGGACATAAAATTTTAATATTAACATTATTACCATTATACTCAACTAAACTATAATCATATTTTTCCCCGTGTATTAACTTAAATTTATCAATTAAATTTATCGATGAATTATTTTTTTTAACCAAACCAGCATTATTACATTTAGTACAACCAACATGTTTATTAAAATGGTCGTTTGGTCTTACCTGAAACTCACCATGTATTGGACATATAAGTTTAACTTTAATATTATTTTTAATATAATTTAGTAACGTATAATCATATTTATCACCAAATATTTTTTTACTTTCTTCGATAAATTCAGTGTTTGTCTTTCTTTTACTCATATATAATAAATATTACCAAAGATTAAAAAAGACAAATTAATTTAATCATTTGTTAAATCATACAAATTATGTGAATTGTTACGTAATTTACGTAAACTTTTTTCTTTTATTTGTCTGATTCTTTCTTTAGTTAAAGAAAATTTTTCACCAATTGCTTCAAGTGTCATTGGTTCACATTCGGTATTTATTCCGTAATAGTTTTCTACTATTATTCTTTCTCTATCATCTAAAACTGAAAGGGTTTCAGTTAATTCTTTTTTAAGCTTTTCATCAACAATAATCTTATCTTCTTCAACCTTATCAGAAATTAAATCAATAAGTTCATCACCATCTTCGTTTATAACATCGTTTAATGACGCACATCTGGAATATAATGTCAAATCTACTGCTTCTTCATTTTCATCAAGAATTTCACCATAAATTGGTTCACGTTCATTCTCAAATTCAAATCTTTCAATTTCTTTTTTTAAATTATTTAATTTGTTTATAACGTTTGCGGGTAAACGTACCATTCTAGCATTATCATTAAGACCTTGAATGATTGATTGTTTAATCCACCAAACTGCGTATGATATGAATCTAAACCCACGAGTATGGTCAAATCTAGTAGCAGCCTTAACTAGGCCGTAGTTACCTTCGCTAATAAGGTCAGCAAGTGGTAATCCTTGATTTTGGTATTCTTTGGCAATTGAGACGACAAACTTTAAATTTGCTTCAACTAATTTATCGATTGCGTTTAAATTTCCTGATTTTATTTCTTTAGCAATATTGACTTCTTCATCAGGGGTCAGTATTATTGTTTTTCTTACATCTTTAAAGTACTTTACTAAGCTGTCTTCATCGTCAAAATTTACAAATTTGTTAATCATTAATTTTCATATTTCAATATATTGTTATTATCATTTAGATTTACAAATATACGAAAAAAATACGAAAAGTCAAGTTTTTACCTGGTTATTTTACCAATTACCTGACAATTTGTCAAGTAATTTTTTATCATATGCTGACAATTTGTCAACCCCCTTATCAATGATAATATTCATCCAATGGTCCTTTTCTGTTGGGGTTAAAGACTCAATATCGTCTATAGGTAATCTTAACCTTAAGTCTTCTTTGTCAGTATAAGATGTGGTGGTTTCACCACTAGAAGCTTCTAATTCTTTTAGAAGTTGTTCACTTTTATGTTGTAAATAAGTTTGTCTATCTTCATCTATAAAGCCGAAAAGGCCTTGTTGTACTTCTTTTTTGGTAATAGAAAACCCAGAGCTTGATTTATCTAAATCAAACACCAAAAAATTCCTATTATTGCTTTTGAAGTAATCACTGATTTCTTCTGGAGTCATAATTGAACTAAATGTAGCTATGATTATACCCTTTGCATCTAAAATGTTAGGTTTAGATTCGGAAATCTTTAAAATCTCTGAATAAACGTTGTCATTTTTTCCCATAAGTACTAAACAATAATCTCTAAATTTCATGCTTTATATTTTAAAACGCAAATATACGCCTTTTTATCAATAAATCCTATTTTATAACTAAGCTTGATATATTTTCTGGTTTCTTAACCGTTAAGATATTATCACTGATAATATCTGCTACTTCTTTTAACACTACCACCATTGGAATTTCACCTAAAAATTGGCCAACATATTTAATGTTATTCATACGCTATATTTTATTTCGTTTAATATCTCTATTAATATGACTACAAAGTGGTTGAAGATTAGTATAATGATTTAATTGATATACATCTTCTTCAGTAGAAGCTAATGATTGAGGTATGATATGGTCTATATCCCAGCCGTAATTCTCAGTACCATTATATAGGCCATGATTCTCCCAGTTCATCCATGACTCGAATTTTGATTCAAGATGTACCTTAAATTCTTCAAAACTACAACCTAGTATTTTAATCGTCTTAGATTTTTTAATTAATCCATTTTTATTTAAAACTGCTCTAATATTTCTTTTTAAATTAGTCGCTAATTTAAAAATTGGGTCATTATTTCTACGTTCTTTATATCTTTTATTATTTTTTTCCTGTTTTATTTTTTGATTTGCTTTAAAATATTGTTTAGATTGTTCAAGAATTTTTACTCTATTTTTTTGATAATATGTTTTAAGATAGACCTTATGTTTTTCTTTTTGAACTTCTTTTAAAGTTTTATTTTCTTCCTCTGTTAATGGTACTTTTCTTTTTTTATCATAATACCTTTTAGCTTCTAATTTTCTAGCTTCCCATTTTTCTTCCTCTGTAAAATATTTTTTCTTCATACTTATAAATATCGTAGAGAAATGAAAAGTGTAAAATCTTTTATAAAAAAATTATGTTAGAATAACTCTTGATAAATTATCTTCTTTAATAACTGTTAATAGAGTTGTTGCCCAGTCCTTTATGATGTCATTATGTGTAATTAAAAACACTATTTCATACATATTTTTAATCTTATCAAAAAGTGGTTTTAATTTGTCAAGATTTTCATTAGCCACTTTACCTAAAATTTCATCAAATGTTATAAAGTTTGGCATAGGTAATGTTGAAATCTTACCCAGTACACCTCTCAATGCAAGACTAGCCGCAGTTTTTTCAAATCCGCTACCAGACTTTAATAATTTAGGTACACCATCCTTATTTAATAAGAACTGAACATCATTCTTATCATCTATAAATATCTCGATTTCGAAATCACATACATCTTCCAGTAATCTAATTACTTCAGAATTAATAATTGGTAACACAGACCTTAAAACTAATTTGCTAATACCCTTTTTACCCACCAATTCAATATATATTTTGAATATACGCTCAATTTCATCTTCCTTCTTGATTTGTTCAATGAGTTTTGCTTTGGTATCAATAGCCATGATATTACCATTGATATCCTGTCTGATTTTTTCCAATTTAGATGTTATATCATCTTTGACTCTATCCGCAACAATTAATTTGGTTTTAATCATTGAAACCTCAGCATCGACACTTCTATTAAATTCAATTGCCTCCTCATTAAGTTGATATTTCTTCTGGTCATTGATTTTATCTTGGACTTTATTCCTTAAAGAACCTAACTCAACTTCAGCCCTATCTTTTTCCAATTCTAACTTTATTTTACTATCAGCAAGTCTTTTGGATTCAGACATTTCAGATAATTCATAATTAATAGCCTTCTGAGTTAATAGCAATGCCTCAATTTCCGCTTCAGCAGCCTTTATAGCCTCTTCATGGAACTTTATGTGTTCAGTGTTATCAACATCGTCTAAAGGTCTGTTACAAGCCTTACAGGTGCCACCATCAATCAAATCTTTTAAGGTATTCCCCAATCTATTGATTTCACCACGTTTTATCCCTAAACTAACTAAGATTTTATTACTATCAAGTGTTAATTTGTGGAAATGGTCTTCATCAAAATCGATTTCACCTATTTCGGCTATTTGAATTAAAAGATTATCAATTCTAACTTTTGTAGTTTTACCAGTACCTGTAATTTGTTCAATTTCACCTTTAAGTTTTGAAGGATTTAATGCACTTACTGATACATCAATAGTTATTTTACTATTAAGTAATCTATCATTTTCTTCACTTAAATTTTTTATTTCAGTTTTGGTTTCCTCAAGTCTTACTATTAAATTCTCCTTTATACCTTCACCAAGTTCTATCTTTTCATGGTGTTCAGTTATATCAGAATTTAATGTAATGATATCATAGTCGTTTGATTTCTTTTTCTTCTCAAATTCATTAAACATTTTTCTAACAGCAGCTTCTTTCATTTCAATTACTTCAAGCCCAATAAGCCTAGTTAAAATTTTACCACTTTCAGTTGTTGTTAACCCTATTAAATCATCTAAATTCTTTTCAGTTGCCAATACAAGCATTTCAAAATCTTTTTCACTACCAATAGTAGCTTTTAATTTTGTGGTAGTTCTACGAGCATCTTCTTCATTTAGAGCTTTCTCTTCACCATCTGGTAAAAGTTCGTAATAATTTACCTTATTTGTTACAGTCCACCCACCACCTTTCTTAGATGACCGTCTCATTTTTCTTTCAATAATAACTTCTTCACCACCCATTTCAATCATACCTCTAACAACTAACTCATTTTTACCTGAATAAGTGTTAAAAATATCTTCATTTTTATCAGTTTTAGTCGTATTACCGTGTAATAAAAACTTTATTGTGTCAATGGTAAGGGTTGTGTTATGTGATACAATTCCATTAGTATAATACTGATGAACTTCAGCTACTTGAATATCGTATAAAGTATCTTTTTCTTCCAATAGTTCAATATTAATAACGGCACTATTGCCATC